GTGGAGGCGCGCAACCAGCTCGACGCGCTGGTGCACTCCACCGAGAAGACGCTGAAGGAGAACGAGGCGAAGGTCCCGGCCGCCGAGAAGTCGGAGGTCGAATCCGCCCTCTCCGCCGCGCGCTCGGCCATGGAGGGCCAGGATGCCGACGCCATCCGCCAGGCCACCGAGCGGCTGAGCCAGGCGGCGATGAAGATGGGCGAGGCGCTCTACAAGGCGCAGCAGGCCTCGCCTCCGCCGGGCGGCGGTGAGGCGGGCGACGGCGGCGCCGGTGCCGGGGCGACGGGCGGCGGCGCCCAGGGCGACAGGGTCGTGGACGCCGAGTTCGAGGAAGTGTCGGATGATGCGCCGACCTTCGACTCGCCCGATATCCCGATCAAAAAAATGCAGGGCTTCGTCCCGATCTCGATCGAGGCGCTGCAGGACGAGGCGAATGTCACGCAGGTTGTTGCCGAGTTGCTGGCCGAGGGCAAGGACGAATTGGAGGCCGTCTCCCTCATCACCGGCACCGGGCAGTCCAACCAGCCGACCGGCATCGTCACCGCCCTTGCCAACACCGCGGCGGAGATCGCGCCCGTGACTCCCGAAACCTTCGCGATCGCGGACGTTTACGCGGTGTACGAGCAGTTGCCGGCGCGGCACCGCCGCCGCGGCGCGTTCCTGGCGAACAACTTGATCTACAACAAGATCCGCCAGTTCGACACCGACGGCGGCGCCGGGCTGTGGACGACCCTGGGCAACGGCGAGCCGCCGCTGCTGCTGGGCCGCCCGATCGGCGAGGCCGAGGCGATGGACGCGACCTGGGATGGGACCGAGACGGCGGACAACTACGTCCTGCTGTACGGGAACTTCCAGAACTTCGTGATCGCCGACCGGATCGGCATGACCGTGGAGTTCATCCCGCACCTGTTCGGCGGGACTGGGCAGCGCCCGACCGGCAAGCGCGGCTGGTTCGCGTACTGCCGGATGGGGTCGGATGTCGTGAATCCCAACGCATTCCGGCTGCTCAACATCGAAACCGCCTCGTAAAACAGCCCACCGCGTGTGGGGGCACCACCACACGGTGCCCCCACACGCATCACCCGAGAGGGACACCCATGGCTATCGTCCGCGCCAAACAAGCCTTCGCGTACTTCCACAAAGGGGTTTCACGCATCGTCAAACCCGGCGACCTGTTCCACGACAGTGACCCGGCGGTCAAGGGGCGCGAGAAACTGTTCGAGCCGGTCGAGTCCAAGCTGCGCGGCGATGCGCGGGTCGAGTCGGCGACAGCAGAACCAGGCGCCCTGCGTTCACTGGGCCGACCCCGCAGGAAGGCCGTCGACAGCACGGATTCGGTTACCCAGCAAGACGATTAACCGGCGATGATCGACTTTGTGGATGCGGCGACAGCCACCGTGCGTGACTGGTGCGGGTGGCACGTCACGCCACAGGAGACGGTGACGATCACCGTCGACGGCCCGGGCACACCACTGCTGGTGCTGCCGACGCTGCGTCTGGTCGCGTTGCTGGAGGTCGTCGAGGACGGCGTCGTCATCGACATCGCCGACCTGCACTGGTCGACACGCGGGCAGGTGCGCAAACGCGGCGGCGGCCGCTGGACATCGACCCTCGGCGGCATCACCGCCACGATCACGCACGGGTTCGAGTCAGCGCCCGGTTTCGACGCCGCGGTGCAACAGGTCGCCGCCGCACTGGCCCGCGACCCCAGCCTGGCCAGCAAGCGGGTCGATGATGTTGAGCACCGGTGGATCGGCGGCCCACTGAGCGCAGTTGAGCCGCTGATCGCCCGCTACAGGATTCTGCAATCCCCATGATGCACAACACGTTAGGTGGTCAGGTCGTCGCCCTGGTCACCGTCACCGAAGACGCCGCCGCCCCCGGCTACCTCGGCCTCAAACCCAAGGTGCGCACTGTGGCCCGCCAGGCCGGTGTGCATTTCCGGCAACTGTCCAGCGCTGAGGACGATGGAAAAACCGATGTGGCGACGGAGGTTTGGAAACTGACGTGCCCACCTACCCCGGCCGCGCTGGCGGTCAAACCGGATGACGAGGTCCTCTATGACGGCACCAGTCACCCGGAGAACATCGACCTCGGCGCCGCCCGCGCCGAAACGTTCCATGTGCATGGCCCGATCGCCGTCAAGACAGACCTCAACGGCGACATCAGCCACGTCACGATCTTGTGCAAACGGCAGGTGGGATGATGGGCAACCCGTTCTCCAAATTCGGTGTGTCCGACCGCGACCTGGCTATCGCGATCCGATCGTCAGCTGAGGTTGATGCCGGCATCAACAAGTTCATGCGGGAGCAGGCGATCCCCTACGCCAAGAGCATCTCACCGGTCGACGACGGCGATTATGCGGCGTCGTGGGAGGTGATGGTGCCGGCGCGCAACGGCCGAGGCGTGTTCGGCCCCAAGGTATGGTATGCGCACATCGTCGAGTTCGGGTCCGGCCCGGACAAACGCATCCGCAAACCGCCCCGCAAAGGACTGAAAACCGGGGTCCGCGCAGTGCGGACCGGTGATGACCAGTACCGCACCGTCGGCCCCAACACGCCCACCAAGGCGATGGGGATCGCGCAGAAGGTCGCCGAGCACTTCGGCGGATCACTCAAAGGCGGCATCGACGATGAGGTGGTGATCGACGTTGACTGATCCGCTGCACAACCGCACCGCACCGAACATCGAAGATGTGGTGTGTGCCTGGATGCAGCCGGTGATGCGCACCGCGGTTGAGCGCGGACTGGACGATACCCTGCCGTTCTGTGAGGTGACGCGGATCAGCGGCGCCGACGACGGCACCGCCGAGACAGACGATCCCGTCGTCCAGCTCGACTTTTACGCGCACGGGGCCGCAGAGGCGGCGACGGCCGCCGAGGTGGGGCACCGCCGGATGCTGCGGCTGCTGCGTGAGTGTCCCACGATCGAACTGCCGGACGGCAGCACTGCCGACATCGACTGGGGCGAGACCCTGATCAAACCATTCCCAATGGCCTACGCGCACGACAAGATTCGCCGCTACACCGCCCGCTACCAGCTGGCGACATCATACGTCACCGTCGACTCGTGACGGTGTGCGGCCATCAGCCTGGCCGTTTACCAGCCCACAGCAGTTAACCGGATGACCACCTCCGGTCTGTCCTCTTCCATCAGAAAAGGAGAAGCGCATGACGCTACCACTGACCGGCACGACTCCCGCGGCTGGTGGCTACACGACTGTTGACAACCGCTTCCAGGGCGGTCACCGAACCGGCCTGATCGCAGTGCTGTTCCGCGATGCCCGCGGCCCGGACAGCAACATCAGCCCGCACAACTCCGACGGATCGCCCGCCTGGTCGCCGTTCGCGCAGGACGGGCAGCTGCGCGCCGACTTGTTCGCGCAGAAACTCGTCGACGGTGTGTGGGTCGAGAACCAGGAGGAAAACGAGGGGTGGTACCTCGCCGGCGCCTTCGGTGAGGGCGCGGGGCCGTCGCAGCGGCCCAGCCTCGACATCGACGACCAGATGATCGAGCAGTCGAACTTGCCGTTCGAGTCCGACCTGACCCGCTGGGACGAGCCGTTCAGCTTCCAGGCGCTGCAGAACCTGCAGCCCGCGATCCAGCGTCTCCTCAACAACCTGCCGCTGTCGGCGCCGGATGGCAGCCCGCTGGTCGAGCTGCCGGGTGAGGCCGACGGGTACGCGCAGGTCGTCGAGACGGAGAAGATCGGCCGGCAGTTCCTGCTGTACGGCATCCGCAAAAAGAACGGCAAGTTCCTGTACGAGGTTGACGCCTACGACTACGCCGTCCTCACCGACAAAGGGGAGCGGCGGTTCGGAAAGCGCGGCACCGCAGCGGAATTAACGTTCAAACCCGAACTGTCGGGCTTCTACATGGCGCACGTCGATGGCGAGTACCGGCCGATCGTGAAGTACACGCACATCGGCGGCGAAGCCTGGGCCGACATGGCCGACGGTTCGTGACACATACCTCGCGGGGCGCGCGCTTGGGCTGGGGCGCGCCCCGCGAGCCCAGCCCACACCAGCCCGATAACCCAGCCCACAGAAAGAGGATCAGCCCATGACCGAGCAGTCCATCGAGGACCGGCATCCCGTCAAACCGGACGTTGCGCGCGCCCAGGCAACCGAGTATCTGGGGTTCCTGGGCAGCGTCATCTACGACCTCGGCGACGGCGAGACGTGGGAGTTGCCCAACCCCGCTCTCATGCCTCCCGACATGAAGGCGCGCTACAACGAGCACCTGCGGTTCCTCGCAGAGGACCTGGACACAATCGAACGCACCGACCCGATCACGAAAGAGACTCGGCAGGTGCAGAAATACCCGCTGCGGTACCGGGACAAACTCATCAACGACGAGGAGCTGCTGTGCATCGCGTTGATGGGCACCGACGCCGTCAAGGATCGGGAATCATACTTCGAGAACGGCGCCCTGCCGGCCATCTACCGCAAGTTCCTCGCGGCCGGTGGTGTGCCGGGGCAGATCGGCGCCGCGTGGCAGATGATGGCGCGGCAGATAGAACGGCGCCGCGAATCGGACCCGAAAAGTCGATGAGGCGATCGCGCTTTGGTCACGGTACCCGGATGAGATCGAAGCTGACCTGAGGATCCACTGCGGCGTCGACATCCGGGCGTGGCACCGCGGAGACAGGGATGAACGCGGCAGTCTGCGGCTGTCGAGCAGGTTGCTGATCAACCTGATCCGCGGCCTGCCGGATCGGTCGCTGTTCAAGACGCACGCTGGTGAGCCGTTCGGGCGCGGCGGTGACTGGACCATCCTGGAGAGGATGATCGCCGCCCTGCACAAGGAGGTCGCGGCGTACCGCGCCGCGCAATATGCCGGCGGGCCGCACGAGTACCAGTACGAGGTGTTCCTGTCGCCGCGTGAGGCGGAGAACCAGTTGCGGGAAATCGACGAGCAGTTCGAGTTCCACGACCAGGAGTTCGGCAAGTTGCTGGCGGCATTCAATGACTGAAAGGGGTTGTGCGGGTGGGTATCCCGATCCCAGTCGAGCCAACGCTTGATGAGCGCACCGCCACCGCCGCCGCCGACCGGGCGCAGAAGCTGTTCGCCGACGCCGGTCGTGACGCCGGCCGCCAGTTCAGCGAGGCATTCACGTCCGGCGCCAAGAACGTTGACGACGACCTGCGCAAGATGGCGGAAAAGGCGTCCGACGCCTACGACAAGGCGCGGGACGCCGCGGGCAAACTCCGCGCCGAGGAAGAGAAACTCAAGCGGCTGCGGGAGCAAGGGGCGTCCAGTGACCGCATCGTCGCCCAGGCCGAGAAGGTAGAGGCAGCGCGCCGCGCCGAGACCCGTGCGATCCGCGACGCCACCAACGCCTACCGGGACTATGAGCGGGCCGCGGAGCGGGCCGGTCAGGGGTTCCTGAACAGCCTGGGCCAGGGTGATCTACGGTCCGCCGGGCGGGACGCTGCCAGCGAGTTCGCCGAGGGCTTCGCCGGATCGTCCAAACTCCTAGCGCTCGGCGCCAGCGGCGGCCCCATCGGTCTGGCGCTCGCCGGGATCGCCGCGGTCGGTGTCGCTGCTGGCCGCGCTCTGGCCGGCGGCATCGCCGAGGGGATGCAGTCGCTGCAGATGCAGGACCTCATCTCCGCGCGCACCGGACTGGACCCCGTCAACGTTGGCCGCCTCGCTGACGCCGCCGGCGCCGCCTACGCCAACGGCTTCGGCGCATCCCTGGAGGACAACCTGCGCGCCATCCAGTTCAGCATCCAGGGCGGGGTGCTCGACCCGAACGCTGGCGATGTGGAGGTGCGCCGCTTCGTCGAACGCCTGCAGACGGTGTCGTCCGTCATCGAGGAGGACCCGGGTCAGATCGCCCGCGGCGTGCGGAATTTCCTCAAAACCGGGCTGGTGTCGTCCTACGACGCGGCGTTTGACCTCATCGTCGCCGCCACCCAGCGGGGCCTCAACATCTCCAACGACCTCCTAGACACCCTGGAGGAGTACGGCACGAAATTCCGCGACCTCGGGATCAGTGGTGTTGAGGCGCTGGGGCTGATCAACCAGATGTGGCAGGGCGGCGCCCGCAACGTCGATGTGGCCGCCGAC